TCAGCATCTATGTCCCGATTAACCACGAATTCCAAATCTAAATTCATAGTTAATGGACTAGAACCCATATAGGCGAAAGTATCAATTCCTAAAGCGTCACCGATACCTGCTGGGTCCCATCCAGCACGACCACCTGTTATCCACTGTAAAGCCGCCATTGATTCCTTACTCATGTCAACACCAAAAGGGTTCTCCCAGTTGTGTTCTAAACTAAGGGCAACCTCTTCAGGTAAAAAGGCACTGACCGAACCAGAACCACCAAGCGACCGTATGATTATCTTGTATGCCATCTCTAAATGATATTTACCCCTGAGTTAACTAATACCAGTCCGAAGTTGTCTTCAGGTAACATAGATATCTCGTCCAACTTCTGTTTCTTTGGTGTATTCTGTGCAGCTTGCTGAATGACAACAGGCTTTTCTTTTGTTTCTTGTTCCCTTGCTCTTTCAGGTACCCCGACATTAGCAGATAAGTCCATACTCTCCCTTTCCACCTTGTCCATTTCCAAGTCTAAATCAGTACGAACATCTTCCACAGCAGTGTTAACTTCTGACACTGACACCCCGACTGGTGCCACCATGTCTTTTAGTATCTGTATAAAGTCATCTTCTGTTATGTCATCAGCTTCTACTTCACCCCCGACATTGAACCGATATAAGTCACCATTCACTTCTACAGCACGAGGAGTTACAGCATAATTCCCGAACAAATCCTCCAATAAGGAATTCAGGTTTTGTTGCGTCTGTTCGTTGTTAGGGTCATACCGAAATTTTATTTCTTCTTTTGATAGGTGCAGAATATCAGCAGCCTCTACCCCACTCTTGATTAACTTTTCAAACTTTTTGTCTTCTTCCCTTTGGCTTCTTATTTCTTCAGCACGTTCCCAAACTGTTCCAGACCAGTCACCTTCTTGTACCCGTGCAACCCAGAAATCAGCTAACATACCAGGCAAACCCTTTATTGTACTTATAAGACCTAGCTTTTCATCACTCTCCTTGTACACCAACTGACCTGTTTCCTCATCAGTGACCAGACCACCAGAACCCACCCCCAAAGCCATTCCAATTCCCTCTAAGAACTTGTCTAAACCCAGACCAACACCGGCGATAGTACCAGCAAAAGGCAATGCAGTTTTTAACCAATTCAACATTCCTTTCTTTGGCAATGCTTGACCTAAAAACGAACCTGCAAACAGACCCCCCAGACCATCACCCGAACCACCTGTTCGTCCTAAGGTATCTAGTTCATCTAGTATAGCATATTGAACTTTCAAATCCTCTTCCCTATGTTCCTCTTCTATTTCCAATAACTCCTCATCACGTTGGAATATCGAATCATTGAAACTATTAATAACATCAATCTTCCTACCTTGGTATTCAGACGACTTTCTAATGTCCTCTAATATTCTTTCTTGAACCGATGCTCTTTCGGCCACCTTTAACATTTCATCTTCTGACATATCAGCCATACGCTCCCCGAACATAAGACCATCTGTTACGGCTTCATAGGAACTATCCAATCGCCCCTTTTCGTCTTTTATACCCAGTGAGATATCCCTCAGTAACGTGTTACCACTGATAGTAGCATCATATATCTTGTAAAAGATACCATCGCCCTTTTTCTTGTTTAATGCCTTCTTTGCTCTGTCCTCTACAATCAGCTTCCTTTTCATCAGAGAAGCAGAGGGCAGAACAATGTCGTTTGTGGCATCTAAGGTGTCATTCATTATGTCCTCTAACGAACTACCATCATCCTGCTGTAGTTCATCCAAAGATTCTTTTACCCCTTCGTTACTCGCCTCAATGATATTTGATGTGGAATCCTGACTTTCAGAAATGTCTTCACTAACATCGTTTCCTTTCTTGAACAACCCAGTTAACCGACTGACGCCTTCACCCAACTTTTGTCCCAGTACTGAGTCTTTTACAGCCTTTAATCCAGGCAGAAACACCTTCATCCCCAGTGAACCAATTGGGCCACCTACCCCCTCTATGATAGCTTGCTTAAACTCCCCCTCCACAGTACCCTTCAGATTATCAATATCAGCGGCTATGTCACCCCACAACTCAGCACTAGTCTGATTGTATTTAGATTGAATACGTTGCTGCTCAACGTCCATTATACCCTGATTCCTAAACAGAAAGTCACGGTCCTTTTCAATCTGAGTTAATTTCTGATTGAAGTCCTTATCCTGAGTACGTACCTCATTGATACTACTTACCAACTGCTTATTCTGATCAACCAACCTTTTCAACTCTTCCGCATCCTGAGCATTTATGTCGGTACTCTCATCAGAAAACTTCTTCAGATAGTACTGCATCATTGACAGGTTGTCAGCATAAGAGGAAAAACCTTTGTTTAGTTTTGACAACTCTTGGACCACTTCCTTATTCCCGAAAGTTTCTAACTCCGTACCCACAGTCTTTTCAGCAGAGATAAACATTTCAGCAATATCCTTCAGCTTACCCGTACTTTTGTCTTCATCAGAACCAGCACGGGATTGTGCCCTAAGCAAGTCACTGACACTAACTGTCGTTGGTGCCTTCTTACCTATACTTGATACAAAATCACTGAAATTAGCCATACTACTTTCTTCTTACTTTTGCCCTAGCTGATTTTATCTTCGCATTCTGATCCTTTGTTCTTTGTACTTCCCCCTCAGTAACTGTATGCATCACAGGAACTGTATATTTCAGGAAATCACTAAAACCTATGTTCGATGCTTTCGCCAGAAACCTATGGCGGTTCAACAACCCTTCAAAACTTAACCCGAAAAAAGAACTGTCAGTCTTAATACGGATTCTGTGTACCTGACCACACTCGTCACACTTCGCTTCTGTTACCACATCAGGGCCACAAGTGAATGACACGTCATACATCAAGAGTACTTCGAAATCTGTCCAATCCAACCCCCTTAAAAAAGACACGTTTTTATCGACGTCAGCAACCGTTAGTGAGTCATTGAACATACATGCGTATCTTGCAAACTCATGTAAATTTTCTCCTAAGTCTGAATTAGCCAGACGTATGTCAGCTGCTTCATAAAACCGTATGTAGTCCTCCAACAACTCTTCCTTTTCTACAGTTACAATATTGATAACCTTCTTCTGCTTCGATATCGGAAATTCCAACTCGAAGTCCTTTTGGAAGTCTGCCGGTAGTTGTCCAACCTTACACTTACTCAAATCTAACAGATAAACCACCGTAGCACCACAATCTTCTCTTGTACAAGGGACTGAACCAGTTATCAGATTACTACTAACAGTCGACCTGAGGTTGACAAAAACGAATTCCCTATCACCTACAGGGTACCCAGACAAATCTGTATCACAAACTGCCTTTATCAAGCTGTTCTTAGAAGTGACCGACATGTTTCCATTCTGAAAGTAGTCCATCAAATCCCCCAACTTAGGCCTTCTAACATTCACAAAAGATTTACCATAGTGACCACGACTAGGCAAAGGTATCTTAATCCCGTACATTTCCATCTTATAGCGTTCTAATAAAATTTGTTCCTTGTCTGACACCACCCGATATCCTAGAGGCAGCATTTGGGGAACCAACACTTTCTGCGGCAGCGTGTGCCATATAATAAGCCTCCCTCAATGCAATATTGATACCAGTACGAGCGGCAGCTGTTAATAAGGCTTTCACCCACAACCCCCTGTCGATAGTTTCCCTTTCTATGATATTACGATTCCTGTCAGCTATTCCCTTACGCTCTAATTCCAATTCTAACTTTCGCCATTCTTGTTCAGCAGTTTGTACTTCCTGTTCCCTAGAAGGTAAAGGACGTGTAAGACCTTCCACGGGATTTGAACCCATCTTAATCTGTTCCCTGTTTACCATTTCGGGTGTCGTAATACCATGACCACTCTTTAACCTTATCGCCCTATCAACTGAAAAGGTAACCGACATGTTGACAACCCCAGCCTCACTTTGATCAAAAGTCAAATCAGAAATCTTTCTAGGCCAGCACCCAGCGTACTCCATACCGAACACTCGACTAAAATCTGTTTCCCCTTCCTTAGGCATAGTGTCCAACCTGAATACATAAATACTTCTCTTATACGCGGAAGGAACATTGTAAACAACGTCATTCAGAGTGTTCTTAGCATACACCCGACTGTTCCAGTTATCAAAGAAGTCATACACAACATTGTCCATGGTTTCATAGAACTCAATATCTAAATCCCCTATATCCTGAATGTCAGGATAATGGGTATTAGCATTACCCCTCTCTACAGATAGAAAAGCGAACTCATTCATAGGAAACGTACCCCGTAAAACAAAAAGGGACGGTAAATCCGTCCCTTCTATTTTATTTTCAATCACAAATAAATGACGGTACGCAAATCTACTTAATGAGAATTTCTGAAAGCTGTCAGTTCTCCCAGAGGTATAGGCACCCACATTTAAACCCATATTAAAACCTTTCTTTTACATCCGTTCCCACCAATCATAGTTAAATACAAGTGAAAACCTAAACGCATCTGTATTGGCAGATTTGTCTACCTCAACAGTGTCAATCGATTTAGGATAACACCTCTTTAACACAATTTTTGCCCAAGGACTACCAGCAGAGGTCAACATAGTCAAAAACACGTCCCTCTTGAATGCGGCCACATCAGCCTGTACCGATGTTTTTTGGTTATGTACCAACTGGCGCCATTCATACATCGCATTGAAAACATCCCCCGATTCTGATTCTACAATAGAACAGTTCCAAGTGTGTTCGTAATCAACCGATCCAGGGAACTTTGCCATCTGTCCCATGTGGTATAAATCAATATCAGTTGAGGCTACTCCAGGAAACTGTGCGGATTGTACCTTTATAGAACTGATGGGCAAGGCAGGTATCAAAACCTCCCAAAGAAACTGCTTCGCAGGATTACCCACAACAGCTGTAAAGTCCGAAATATGTAACATAATAAATCCAGTTTATAAATTAAACTACCGATATAACACTGTCAAAATCAACTCCGGTAGATGTAAGAGTAGTCCTCAAGTAAATGAATTCAGCAGTCTTCACTGGTTTCACATACACATCAACCTGCAACTTATTCTGGTCGATAAGAGAAGCAGGGTTGTTCGTTTCGTCACAAATAACCCGGTAATCATACAATCCTTCTCTAGAAGTAATCTCCCGTAAATAGTTGTCAATACCACTGTAAATCAGAGTCCTGTTTTTGTTGTTATTGAATTCATACAGGAAATCCTGTAAGAATAACATCAAGTCACGCTTAATCTTCAAGATAAGACGGGAAACGTTTACCCTATTCAAAGCAGATGTACCACCGTCCAGTGTCTTCTGTCCTTCAATTGTGATACCATACCTGGCCGTCTTTGATACCCAGTTAATTCCCCGACTATACAAAATATCCGACTCAGCCTTTTCCCAAATGTGACCTAACTCTACACCCAACTGAATACCTCTTCTAGGACCAGCAGGTGCATACCACTGTGCTGCTTGTGCGTCGTTATATGCGTAAGCACCTGCGATAGCTCCAGCAGCTGGAACATAGAAGTCTGTGTCATTGTATTCGTCCCTTACCTTGTAGTACATGGCATAAGCGGCAGCCTGAGCACTCTTAGGACTCAAAGTACTTAACCAGCCGGCAGCACCTGAGATACCTTCCACTGTCCAAGTATCCCCAACCGCAGGAGTGACAATAGCAAAAGCATCACCACGTACAACAGCAACCTCAATAACCTTGTTAATCACATCATCTGTAAAAACAGAAGGGATGATCAAGTCAATAGTTACAGCATCAAGAGGAATCAATTTGTTGTAAGCGGCAATCACATCAGCTTCAGTAGCAGCAGTATAACTGTTATTCGCCAAAGTTACCAATGTAGGAGTCACCAGAGGTACATCATCAATCAGAGCGTTTTCTTTAGCAGAACCAGACAACAACTGGCTGTCTCTGTTTAAAACATCCTCAATATAAATTGATCGCCCCTGGCCGTCTTTTGCACCACGAATAACTGACACCCTATGTTCTTCAAACCAAGGGTCTGAGGCATCTAAACCAGTACCTTCACTGTCCAACTTCACACCAGCCTGAATACCAAATGTTCCTTCAGTGTCGTTTACGTCGAAAATCTTTATCTTGATAGTTCCACCGTCATGGACACCAGCGTACTTCGTATAAATACCGACTACGTTTTCAGAGGAAGGCGTCGATGGACGTATATCTAAACCAGCGGAGATACCAATGGGTACAGCACCTTTAAGCGCCTCTACTCCACCGAACTTTGAATCACCCTTAGGCCTCACGAAATAACAGGTCCTTCCTAACTTGAACCACCCTAACAATTGGTAAAACGCAGGAGTTTCTGTAGGATTGACTGGTCGTCCATGTAGCTGTACATACTGTTGCAGACCAGTTAAAGGGGTTAATACATCAGAAGGTCCCCACTTAGCACTAGCGGCAAAACCCAGTATCGAGGAATCTACACCAGCTACAATCTGACTCAGATCTCTTTGTTGATAAAATACTCCAGGTCCCATATCTTAAAATTTAATTTTCACTTTTGTTGTTTATCAAATATATAAAAAGGATGTAAATTTTTTACCTGTTAGGGTATCGTAACATCACTAATCAAACCAGCAGAGTCTATATCATCGTAATACCCATGTATGTTCATTAATATCTCCTGTATCGGTGCAGAGGTGTCAGATAACTCTAAGAGAATTGTTTCCACCTGAAAATTGAATGTACTACGAATAACCCTTCCTTGGTTTTCTTCGGCTTCTAAGTCAGAGTTGTCCTCAGGATCTTCAGGTACCACCCTGAAACTCCAATCCGTACCATGAGCATCTTTAAACGAAACAGCTGCTTCTAGACCAGCCCACAACATATAAGCTTTCATAGCCTTTGTCTGGTCTATAATTCGAGGTTGAATTAGTTCCACCGTATAGTGGGACATGATAGGAATATACTTTGTTTTTTGGGCTTCCCCATTATGGTCAATTATTTCCAGAGATTCCGTTTTCTTGAATGCATCATGAAACTTAGGTAACCTGTGGAAAGCCATATAGGGCAACTCTGATACCCCTGTGATACCCGATAAGTAAGTTGTCCAATATAATTGCGCGGTATAAAGTGAACCCCAGACAATCCTGTCTAAGGGAAAGGAAAAGATTCTCGACAACTCCCCTACTAGCTTTGCATCAACTAATTCTATCATGATAAACCTTTCATGTTCTTAATGTACTGAGCATATAAAGCCGTTTGCCTACTTTTTGAACTGAACTCACCCAACACTTTTGAGAATAAAGGACGTGCAGGCATTTTCCTTGTCCCTTTTTCCATCCAGGAAATAATATCAATAATTCGCGCCCCCTTCTTTGATTGGTCGATGCCCCCTCCTTTTTTGTAAGCCCGGTGCCTCTTTGTGGGGTGAACCCCGATAAAAAATTGATCTCCTAAAGGAACATACCAGTAATGGATGGACTCCAATACCTGACCAGAAGCATACCAGATTCTTGGTGACAAGCCCATCCTCTTTTTGAACTGAACCCATGAAGGAGAAAGAGGACTCCACGTATAGAGCTGCCGCTTTACTACCTCATTTATTCGTTTCGTGACTAGATCAGCTTGCCATTCTAAAAATCCACGGATGAACACCTGAAAGTCCTCTGGAGCCATTTTTGTCTTATATTCAACAAAGAGGGACTTGTCAACCTGTATTCTTAACTTA